CCTCCATCAGCATTTATTATACCACTACCTACCTCAGTCCATCCTGACTTAGCCACTATTCCACAGTTGAATCTATCTGTTATGGAGTTACCACCACAACTAGATGAATATATATCATGAGTATATATAGCATCAATAAATTCTTGACTTGTAGCTAAATCATTAACGTTAATATAATCTCTTTGAAAACTATAAACAAATTCAGTTGAAAAATTATTTAATGGCGGAGTTGTATCAGTATAAAGAGCATTTCCTCCAAAAGATGAATGAACTACATTAAAAGATATAGTCATAAAAGAACCATTAGATAAATCTACCCCAGTTAAATCTATGTCAATCTTAGAATTTTCTACAGTTGTAGTATCTAACGTATCTATAGTATAATCAATACCGTCTGAATATCCAATTGGATTAACTCTATACGCTATGTCTTCAGTAATTAATTCTAAAGAATAATCTAACTGCTCATTAATATCGTATCCATCTACATAATTTCCATATACAAGTCTATTTCCCATAACTGTCTGTGATTTAGCAGTTCTAGGAACATTGTCATATAGTCTAAGCAATTCGCTTTCAGTAAGGGTGGTGTATATCTTTCTATTATTAAATAATATGCTCTGAGTCTCGTTATCCATCCATCCTTGATCGGATTTCCTATAACGTTCAATTACGTTTATAATATTAGAGTCAGATAATTTAAAACACAAGTCAATACCAGTCACATTACTACTGCCCGTATCAAAAGAGATATTTACAGAATTAAATATATTACGCATTGATTTATTATCAAATGTAGCGTAATCTAATTGAAAATTTCCTGGTTCAAATGCTATTTCGCTAAATTGAGATAAGGCACTATATTCATTATCTTTATATTTATATCTGTATGCAAAAGATATGAATTTATCAGTCATATAATTCTCATCTCCAGATATATTTGAAAGAGTTAGTGTAGGTGCTTCTGTTGGAGGAGCTACAATAACTGAAACATCATCATTTGTTATAAAATCAATTCCAGCAACTGGATTAGGATAGTTCCTGTTTACATTTATTTTTCTTGGAGGGTTTAAATTATCTGTCCAGAATAATAAGTCATCAACCTTATTTATGCCAGTTATAAGGTTTTCTTGACTAAAATTCAATACAGACGTAGATATAACGTGATATTTTATAACTCCATTGTTTGTATTGTACGATAATATTAAATCTACATTGCTTGGATCACATACAAACCAATAAATAGTCTCTTTAGTACCGTCTTCAAATACACCTATACATCTAGCAGTATCTGGGTCTATAAAATCTATACTCGTAAGTTGAGTATTTCCTTTTGAATTTTCAACAGCTCCAACACTATTAGATTCACTAGAACCTATTCTAATATTTAATGCATCGATATATTGACCAGGAGGTATTACTCTCTCGTCAAAATCCTTATTCATTTTACCCTGAATAAAATTTACTTCTATGCCTCCGTTAGATTGGTTTGCCATGCTATTTTATCCATTTGTTTTGACCTCTAAGATTCATCAATAATCTTCCAGGGTGCATATTACTCAATCTTATCTTTGCGTTCCTTAAATTAGCTGTTTTATCCTTCTTAGCTCGTTGTACTACGTATTCTTGAACTCCAAATTTATTATTTAATAGTGCGTACTTAATATACGAATATAAAAACTCTTCTGCAAGTTTATTTATAGTAACCTCAGAGTCATCTCCACCCTCCATTCCATCAGAAATATACTCTAAAATACATAACTCACCAGACATTCCAGAGCTAAAGTTAATAACTCCAGACTGTTTATCTATTCTATATGTCGGATTTGAGTTTGCGGTCTCTGTATTTAGACCATATCTTGATCCTACATTATAGTCAAAGTACCACCTTCCATCAATGTTATATCCCTCTCTACCAGAGAACTTTCCTTCTCCAAGGTAGATAGTTTTAATGTTATCATGGATTCTGTCGTAGTCTAGTATTGACGTACCTTCTAAAACATCCCCATCCTGGTCAAATAATACTCTACAGTTATTATCTTGTAAATAACTGTTACTATAATTTGCTTGTATATTTTCAGAAAGCGGTCTAAGTATACCATCTTTATATAGGGAAATTCTAACGTAGTTTACATAATTATTAGGAAGTATGAATTTTAAATCATCACAAATACTTATCTCAAGTATCTTTATTTCCTTTAAGGCATCATAATTTACCTCCTGTATTCCTCTCTTGGCGTGAAATAATACGTTATATTTTGAGACGTTATTAAGTAGCTTATCATTTCCAACGTACATCAGCATAAAGTTATTGACCACGTCTGATAATGAAACGTATTGATATGAACCCCAGTTTTCACCCTCGGGATTTAAACCTGCATTCTCATAGTATTGATAACCAGTTAAATATGCCATATTATCCTTCTATTTGTTTATTAGCAGTTTCTTGAGATGTTCCAAATGCATACACATCAGCCTCTCTAATAGAGATTCCAGCGTATTGTAATATCTTAGAAACCAATGATACTTCATCGAATCCTGGTATCTCAAAGTCTTGGTAGTCACTAGCTGATTGGTCAAATAATGGAGTACCTCCAACTAGAGTAGTATATGTCCACTTAGGATCTTTAGGTAATCTTATGTACTGAGCATTAACTAAGGTGGTAACTGTATCTGGGTAAACCAAGATAGAAGTACTTTCCATTGAGTATACTGGAAATAATATAGACGGACTTGTAAGATTTGATGATAATAAGTACATCAACTTATCTTGAGTAACTCTATCTATTTCCTTGGTATTATTATATCTAATACTATTCAAGAAAAAATAATCTTCTGGCAGTTCAAAAGTTCCAGAAGGAATATCATAAGCTAATGCAACAGTAGATGAGAACTTGTCCATAGTTTCTTCAAGATGCTTTACTACATCAGAGTACCCGCTACCAGAAGCTCTTGCATTCTGTTTTACTATCCAATTATTATATTGGTAAAAGTAATTCTCAAATATATCTAACTGTGCTTGCTTGGCGTATAAGTTGAAATCATCAGGTGTAATGTACCCAAAGTTATTCTTATTAGCTACCGATAATACAGTATTCCTAACCGAATTTATCATTTATAAAACTTTTTACAAAGATACTAAAAAAAAACACCCTATTTTTTAGGGTGCTTTATTAATTTACTTAACGTGATTCTCTAATAGTCGTAAGACCTCGATTCCTTCATCGGTCTGAAGATATGATGCTAAGATATATACTGTTTCCTCTCCAAATGGAACGGTTAGTAATTTCTTTTTATTGGAAGGTAAGTTATAATAAATATCTCTTCCTTTATTTTTTAATCTCAACAAGTCATACTCAAAGAACTTTGCGCAAGTATTTTGAAGTTGAAGCATTGGATCGTTTAACATCTCCAAGAATTGTCGTGGATTATTTCTTGAATATACAAATACATCACGTTTCAATTCAGCAGTAGACATCTTTTCAACCTTAGAGCCAAGTAGTACACGAGCAACAGCCTCAAGCAAGTCGATACTTAAATCTCTTGCCGCAATCTGTGCGTCTAATTCACTTGATAATTTTTCAACGTCTGACGTTGCATCTTTCTCTGTATTAACCTCTTCATAAATAGATCCATTAGCTGGATGAATTTCTAAGAAGTATTGTAAAACTGGGTTATTTCCTGGAACGCTTAAAGCTCCATCCACAAAGATAATAGGTTCTAAAATAGCATTTCCATCCTGTTCGTCCTCAAAAGGACTTTTTTGATTTCTTGCATATCTTAATGCTCTTTGTGAAGTACCATCGAAGTGCAATAATGCAGCTCTATGCGTATTTCTTGATGCCAACATATAAGTAAGTGGCGTATTCTTTTTCTTTAAAACGTAGATTTTGTCTGTTAAGACTGTTTGATTTTTCATTTGATAAGATTTAAAATTTAAAAAAAATAACAGGGGATTTTACTCCCCTGTTAAGTATTATTGATTATGCTTCAAAGATGAAGAAGTTATTTGCACCTAAAGTACATAAAGCTCTTTCAGATAAGAAGTGAACTTCCATAGCATCTAAGCTAGAAGTAGAAGCTCCACCAGCAGAACCAGTGATCCATGTTTTGTAACGTCTGTCTTCAGTTTCAGAAGCTCTGTAACGTACGTGTAAGAATGGACGTTTAGCGTTTTTACCAAGAACTTGGTCGTAAACTGTAGTAGAACCAGCAGGTACTAATACTCCATTAACAGATCCACCTACAATACCACCTCTTAATGTAGCATCGTTTAAGTATTTCCAGTCAGTTTTGTAGAAGTCATAACCTCTACGGAAACCTGTAAATCCTAAATTCAATGACATCTCTCTATCGTTGTCAAACAAACCGTAAGAAACTCCACCAGCAGCATTAGAAGATTGTGCTCCCAACATATCGTCAACATCAAAAGAGAACTGACGGTTCAAGAACAATACGTTCTCTTCGATAGCTCCTTGTTT